CATCATCATTTCTTCTTCCTCGTCATCTTGTTCTTGGTTATTCGTATTTTTGCTTTCATTATCACTTTCATACATGTCATCTAAACTGATATCATCATCATCATCATCAGTAGCAGCAACATCAACATCAACATCATCGTCATCATCAACAGCAGCAGCATCAACTTCTTCATTTTTTTTGCCATCATCTTCTGGGATTGCATCTGCGTCAGGTATTTTTACTGTAAAAGCCTTATCTGTCTTTGATTCTGCAATTTCAAGTTCATCATCTTCTTCTTTTTCCTGTACATAATCTGATAATTCGTCATCTTCTTCAGAAACGTCCTCACTTGCGTGTGACCATAAATCATCTGCTAATACTATGTTTTCAGTTTCATTTTCATTTTCTTTTGGAATTTCAGTTTCATAAGTTTTAGGGAGTTCATCATTATACTTTGTGTGTTGTAAAAACTCTTTGTCTTGTATTGGTTCTACAATCTTACAAATTTTCTTCATGTCTCCATTTGGATGCATAATTAAACGAATAACGGAATCGATTAGTACAGGTACAGTTGTCAAATATGAGACATTATGGATGAACTTTACTGTAAAAACATAGTCATAAGAGAAGACATTATCACGTACGATTGAGACAGTAAAACCTCCATTTTTACTATTACTTTTATCCTGATTAGTGTATCTTCCAGGGATGATACGTTGTCCTTCTCTGTCTTGGTACTGTGTTAAAATGAGTTCAGGGTCTTGATTTGGGAATTTATTTAGTATTGCAGATTTCAATGCAGACCTGGACACCACCTTACCTTCATTTTGTCTCAATAAATTAGCAATAAATTCTTCTTCAGTAGATAATTTTTCAAAGTCTTCAACACGTGTATAAATTAATTCTACTCCAACTGTTTTATCTTTTTTTGCTTTTTCAAGTTTGTAAAAGAATATACTTGATAGACAACTCATATATGATTCTATGTCCAATTTCTTGCCAATATTTACTGTGCACTTGTGATGTATATATACGGTCTGTAAATAACTATCTTTCAAACTGACTATTTTTTGTATTTTGAAACCCATAGGAACAATTATATTGTTCATAGCATCAAAAGCATATTGTAATACATTTTGCAACCATACTTCGATTTTGTCGCGTTGTACTGGATTAATTAAATGACCTTCAATATGAATATTTCCATTTTCTTCAAAACAAACTCTCAAGAAGTCGTTAATTGAATCAGCCGTTTTCTTTGTGTCATACTGTACATATAAAACGATTTGATTATTTCGGCTATATGTTTTTAATGTTTTAATGGACATTTTCTTTTTCAAAAGGGGTGTCATTGATGGAATTTGTAATCCAGATTCGGTAGTACCTTCGCAGTATAATCTGTACATACTATCGTGTCTGGAAGTTGAACTATAATGGATAATAGGTATATGTGCGGTTGCGTGCATTTGTTTAAAGACAGTGTTTACAGGCATAGCTTTGAATTCGTATGGATGTTTGATAAAGTAAAAATCGGAAATTCCGTGTTGGTCATCAACGTATGTGATATTACTCTGTGGATTGTGCTGTAAATTATACAATGCGTTAATGTTGTCTTGATATGTTAGTAATTTCTGATTCGTACATTGTTGTCTCATTTTATTAAGAAATTCTGGTTTGTCTTGCAATTCAAAAGCTTCGAATGATTTTTGTGGTAGTTTTGGATAATAAATTTCTCTGACAAGTTCTTGAGAAATATCATTATCAGCAGAATATGTGAAAACATTTTTTGCGAGACATAATGTTATGGTTTGTAGATAAGGCATTCCTGAACTAAATAGTAATTCACTGTCTCGAGACACTTTTACTTTACGGTTTTTTAGATATCCAGACGCCACGAAGTGTTTATTTAAGTTGTACGGATTAACGCAGAATGACGAATCTTTGTCTCGAAGTATAGGTGGTGTAGGAAACATAAATTTAACTCCTAATGGTATTTTTTCCATTTTTTTGGTTTCTGAAAACCAAGTCATTTCTTCGATGTTTTCATATAATAATTCTTCTGTAGGCGGCGAATTGTCAAGTTCACTTGTTTTTAAAATACTTATTTTTTCTAATTCTGATTTATTGTTACAGTAATTCGCCAATAGAGACAATAACGTATGTTTGTACAGTGGTTTTCTTTCATCATTTGTAACTTCTTTATACCAAGGTAATAGTTGGTATGATGTCTCGATTACGTGAAATAAATACATTTCTTCATAAGAAAATTCTTCTATAATCTTTTTGTTTGAGGAGAATAATGCTGACCATATTTTATATTTTATTTCTTGTACAGTATCATCCAAATGTATACGTGTTGGAATTAAATGAAAGTGAGGACGCGGTGTCATATTATTATACGTTTCCCATTCTTCTTTGCTAAAGAATTGTTCGTAGTTGTCGTCATTATTTTCATTACAGAATAGGAGTATATGTGCAGTATTACATTTTTCATCAAGTATACATACTTTTATTATGTCTTTGTTTTCCATAATATGTAAATTATTACTATTATATATTATGTATGTATGATATTTTTCGATTATATAACTCTTGTAGAATAATATAGTGTAATATAACTAAATTTGATAATGTCCTCACCGCTTATTTTCAACAAATCATTGGAAGAAATCGAAAAAATCATAGTGTCTCACTTGCCCATAAAACAAGACAAGAAAGTTGAGACAGGAGAGGTATTCACGCCGTTTCACTTGATTGTAGAAATGTTAGAAAAGTTACCCAAAAAGTTATGGAAAAACCCAAAATTGAAATGGTTAGACCCTGGTTCTGGCGTTGGTAACTTTTCGATGCTAGTATTTTACTATTTAGATAAAGGATTGACTTCATGGGAGAAAGATACTGTAAAACGACGTAATCATATTATTGAAAATATGATTTACATGGTGGAATTAACCAAATCGAATGTCACGATTACAAAGAAAATATTTGGAAATAAAGTGAATGTATGCAACTGTGATTTTTTGCTGAACATTAAAGAATGGACTTCTCAGTTTGGAACAGTTATGTACGATATAACTTTAGGAAATCCACCGTACAATCAAAATGGGATGAAGGGTAAAGGTAGAAGTGACCCTGGTTCAACGGGTATATGGAATAAGTTCGTAAAAGTTTCTTTACAGCATACAAAAAAAGATGGTCATTGTTTATTTTTCACTCCAAATAGTTGGACAGAATTGAAATCTGGGTTATCAAAGAAAATTATTGAAAATCAAATTGTTTTGATTAAGAATTTCGATGTTGTAAATGCGTATAAATTATTTGAAAAGAAAGCGGGGTCGTTGCCGTTATGTTATTACTTGCTTCGAAAAGGTTCTCCAAGTGAAAAAACACTTCTTCATGATAGTTATTTGAATGATTTTGTACAGTTTGATGTAAATAAATATCGGTTTATTCCCAACAAGAATATACATCTCATTGAAAAAATACTGCAAAAAACAAATAGTACATTAAAAGATTATTATGTATTTACACCACCAAAACAGAAAAGTAATAAAAACATATTTTTTGATTCATATTCTAAAGAACATCCATATCCGTTAGTGAACTATGTGCATAAAAAACTGTACATAAGTTATTCGAAAACTCCTTCTAAATTACAAAATGGACGCCCAAAATTAATTTTTCCGAATTATTCAATGGGTTATCCTTTACTGGACAAAGATGGCGTTATGGATGTGGGTGGTCGGTCTTCGTATGCGATTTATATACCAGACAACAACATTGAGAAGTTACAAGGAATCCAGAGATTTTTCTTTACAAATTTAGCATTTACATTAATAAATTCCTTGAAAACAGCACAAAAGTTCTTAAGTACGCGTACATTTTCTTTGTTTCCAGATGTATCGAAATCAAGTAGTGTTCCGTTAACCGAGTCGGGTCTCATAAAGTATTTTAATCTAAAGCCCACAGAAATAAACGCAATAAATCAACAAATAAATAAGGGAGAAGGAAATGTTACAGAAACGAGAAAAGAAGAACTAATGAATTTTTCACTAAAAGAATATTTAACCGATGAACAAATAAAATTTATCAAACAAAAAGTGAAAAAGTAGTTTACTTTTTCATTCGTACATTCATATACCGTACAATAGAATTGGCGTGTACAGTTCCAGCCTCTTTAAAGTTGCCTCCTAAATAAATCGATTTGTCGTCCATAGCCATTGATTTACATGGACCATCTAATCCAATTTTACTGTCAGTCTCATTTTTCGGATTAAAGAAGTTATCTAAAGGAACCCACTCTTTTTTTATAGTATCGTATTTTACTATATGATTCACCACGGCTGCATCTTTTAAATCATTATAATAGTTCTCTGAAATTACTTTTTTGAATGATCCTCCTACATACAAACAGCTGTCTTGTCTACTGTACATCATAGTCTGACAAACTCCGTTTACGCCTCCACTCATACTTGACCATTCGCGACTTTCGAGGTCAAATGATGCAACGTGGTGTGCATCAATACGATTTTCAATATACCCAACACTTTGGAATGTACCACCAACATATAATGTTTTACGGTTCGGATGTAAACATAGACAATTACAATGTCCTTGTAAACCACCAGATAACTCACTCCATTCGCCATTATCCAAATTGACCGATGCAACATAATAGATGATATATTCACCTACTTCATTGAATATACCTCCTAAAAATAATTCTTGTACTTCTTCGTCTAACACCATTGACCTACAAGGACCATTCAGTTCGTGTTCTGATAGTGCAGACCACACTTTATTTACAGTATCGTACACACCTACATAAGGAATATCTTTGTCTCCTATTTTAGTAAATGTTCCACCAGCGTATAATTTCTTATTTACAGGATTATAGCACAGTACACAACATTCCGAATTTAATCCTTCGTCTAATGATTCCCACTCGTTTGTCAAAAGGTTATATGAAACAATATTATTTGCAATAATTCCATCAGAAGAAGTTACTTTGGAGTCTGATTCAACTGCACCTGCTTCAGAGAAAAGTCCACCAATATATAATATTTGATTTTCGATATCCATACATAAACAGACACCTAGGTTATTAATGCCATTGCCAACATTACTCCATTCTTTTTGTTGAATATCGTAAGAAGCTACATTTTTAGCGGGAACATCGTCAATACATTGGAATAATCCTGTAATATACAATTTTTGTGTTACTGGGTCCACGTACATATCCATCACAGTATCTGAGACACCTTTACCGAATGGAATCCATCGTTTGTCAGTTAAATTACGCAATGCATTTGTTTGATATGCAAAACCACCAGAAGAACCTCCTGACTCAGAATAGTTATAGACATCACCCATGTTACCCATTTCAGAAGGTTTGTTCGGATTTTTTCGTTGGTCCATTATATTTTTCTGTAATGGATTTCCTGCTAGTTTTTCTCTTGGTTTAATTTCTAATTTTGTAATATTCATTCCTAAATCGATGTCTTCTGCACAAAATTCAACGTCTTTTTCTGGTTCATAAATGTTTTCATACTGTACAGAATGTGAAGACACACTACCATTTTGAGATATTATTTCATCCTTTTCCATTTGTTCATTCAATACGCGTTCTACTATTTTTTCGATTTGCATTTCAAAAATCGATTTTTCATCTTCTTCGGACTTTGACAGAAGTGTGTCCCAATGTAGTTTTACAGTTCTCTCGACATCATCTGTACTCAATACATCGACTTTAGGAGTATGTTTCTGTACAATTTCTGTACATTTATCTAATATTTCTTGTTTGATTTGTTGCACGTGTTGTTGAACTGATGATATTTTTGTCTCAAATTCTTTTTTCAATTCATCGGTGCCTTTTTGAAATTTTGTCATATGTTGGTTGATATCATTTTCCTGCTGTTGTTTAAAATTAGTTATCTCTGTTTTTAATTCTTTATCATCATATTTGGGAATTTTCTGTACAATTGAGACAACTTCCTTTTGAATGTCTCGTTTTGCGTTATTGATCGATTCGTTTACTCGTTTCAATATATCTACTTCTTTTTTTTCCTGGATCTCTCGTTTTGCATTATTGATTGATTCGTTTACTCGTTTCAAGATGTCGGATTCTTTTTTATCTTGAATATTTTTTACAATATCTGCAATTCGTTTTTCATCAATAATCACATTATTTTGTATAGGTTTAGATACTGGTGTGGCAACCACTTTCTTCTTTGTTGTTTTCACATATTTTTCAATAATATATTTGAATTTTTTCGTATTGATGACAGAATAAGGTTCTTGTACAGTTTTTAGATAGACATTGATTACATCTTTTACTAATTGTTCTGTAACCTGTATAATAGATGTCTCTTTCATTTGTCTCAATAACGTTTCTAGAGACTCAACTACTCTTGATTCTACAATACGTAATGCAGGTGGTAATTTTACAATTGGGTCTTTCGTTAGAGGTAATTCAATAGGTGGTGTAATTTCTGCGGACAGAACACCTATTTTTGTACTAGGATTGAACGAAAATAAAATGGATGTTTTTTTATTGGATACTGTATAATGATTATTACTATTTCCTTTCAATGATTCCAATGTCGTTCTTTTGATGACATTTCTTTTTTGTGTAAAATTCATCATTATATAACTAAACTAATCCTAAAAAGGGTTATATAATGAAAGGACATAATATATGAAATTGCAGTAAAGATTTGAGACAATCGTATTTACATGTCATAATATGGATTGTCTTTAATTTTCATAGAGCAGTATTCTTTGGGGGATTCCTTATAATTCCTTGGTTCATGAATTCCAGCTTCTTTTGCATTTTCCAGTAAAAACTTGAAATTTTCCCAAAATTCGGATTTATGTCCGATTGATTTGGTACCAACGTGTGCAAGTTCGTGTATAGCTACAAAAGTTAAGGTATGTTCATCAATCAAATTATCCTCATTTTTGTTTTTCTTGGGGTTCAAACAGAACGCAATTTTGGCACCTTTATTTTCACTGTATGCAGTATATGCACTTGTAGGTAATGTTTCCATTACCTTTTGTGGGTTAAACCCTTTTACTAATCGCTGAACATCTTCTCTATCAGGATGTTTTTGTCCGACATATTCCACTAATTTTTTACAGTTTACTGTAACCCGTGCTAGCAAATCTGCTGCGTCGTTTACCTTTTTTCTATCCCGTACACAATATGTATTTCCATCGACATTTGAGACAACACATTTCAGGTCTAGTGCGTCTCGGTCTACATAGTACATATACAGACATATGGCAATAATGAAAATGATAACTATGTAAAATAACGAATCTTGTGTTAACCAAGATAGCATATTCACTCGTATATATATTGTACGATATATTGTCTCATCGTTATACCCTAAACCCTAAACCCTAAACCCTATTCTACGAACCGTCTCGTGTGAAGGTGGTGATTTTCCTGTAATAGAAATAATAACATTTGACTGTACAAAATATTTGTGAAAATATTGTCTCAACTCTTCATTTGTAATTTGAGAAAATAATTGGTCGAACATTTCATTGTACGGTGTTATCACGTGATTCTTGGAATTCATATTTCTATATTGTTGTGCAAATAATTCGTGTGCATTATACTCTGCGAGACAACTTACTTCTCTTGATTTCATTTCAAAAAACCTTTTCAAATGTTCTTTTCCCTTTTTGAGTTCTTCATCTGTAAAACCGTTTTCTACTAAATCTTTGAATATTCGAAAAATAATTGAGACAACTCCTTTCTTTAGGCGAATCACATTTTTATTTACAGTATGCACATTGATAGAAAAGTATCCTTGTGTTGTCTCGAATTCAGTTTCTGCAAAAAAACGATATGCTAGTCCTTCTTTTGCTCTAAGTATCCGAAACAATCTACCATTTAGCATATTAAGTATTCGTTTCGTAAATTCAAAAATAACTTTTCCTTTTTCATCCGTAAACCCACATATAGGGAACCCGACCATAATGTACGAATTATGTGTATTTTCTATGTTTGGATGATACCCTCTTTGAGACAAAGATGTATTTCTGGTGATTGTCTCCTTTTTATTTTCCATTAATGTTTTTTGTCCTTTTGTAAATGCACTTTTTGTAATGTAATCGTGTACTGTAGATAATGATATACTTGAGACAACACTCATAATTATTCGACTTGGCTTGTAAACCGATTTATAAAACTTGTGCAATTCTTGTACAGTATAATGAAACCTTTTTGAATTTGATGTATCTACTAAATCCTTATAAATTCCTGAAAAAACTAATTTACTGAAGGATGCATAAGCGACATTTTGAATCGTATTCAAATCATGAACATTTTCTTCATCGACCACATTTCTTTCTAGATCTATTGTTTCTTTATCGAAACGAGACTGTAAAAGAATATATCCTAACATCTCAATACATTTAGGCAAAAAAGTGGTGAGACATTCTATTTTGAAAATAGTAAATTGTTTTACAGTATGTGCATTAAATTGTACACCCATTGAATCAAAATGCTGTAAAATAGACGATGATGATTGTTTCCCAGACTTTGTCATGAACAATAAGTGTTCTACAATATGTGCCATTCCATTTTTATCATCTGGTTCAAAAATAGAACCAGCTTCACATAACATATAAATCATTGATTTGTTATGAGTTGTCTCCAATTGCTGTACAATATACTGAAACCCATTTGAAAAACGATGTGTTTGAATAGCCATCATATAACATACTGTACAATAGTTATGCCTTCTAAAATATTTGTTTCTATTTAAGAGCCAAATATTTTGGTTTATGTTATGAAAAATTAACCAGAAGCACATCCAACTTCAAGAGGTTGACGAAGGAGGTCAGGTTCATATGTACTGTTGTTCCATGGTCCTACCTCTGTCTTAGCGATAACAGGGTCAGACCTCAATTGAAGATTCGCGTTCTTCATACTTTGTCCAATTGTGTCTAAACCAATGTGGTATCCAGCCTGTAGAAGATCAGGTAGTTCAGGGCGGTTGTTATCAATTGGATTCAAAGAAGACCATTCACTGTTTGCGTCTTTCGGAAGCAAATCACTTGGGTTAGCAATGGGTTGTGCAACATATCCACTGGCAGCATCTGTGCAGGTATTCTTCTTAAATACATCACTTGGATGAGGAAGTTCAACTGCAGGAGGAGCACCTGATTCCATGTTTTCTACAATGTTCTTTGCAACTTCGTCTTTCTCCTTTGAAACCATACCATCTCTTACAGTAGTCTTACCTGTAGAGTACCATAGCAAAAACATACCCAAAAGAACAAATACAGCTAAAATCATAACACGTTCTTTGCTAAAAAACTTTTGAATTCCTGATGTAAATCCTGAAAGTTTCATTTTATATTCGTACAATATGTATATAAACCGTGTATAAAATTATTTTACTTCCATATATCCGTTTTTCCGACTGAACTCTACTGTACAAAATATCAATTAAGATTCGATTTGTTCTAATTCCTTTTCTTGTTCATCCATTTCTTTTTCTTCGTCGTCATCTAAATCAAGATAATAGACATTCTTGATTCTCTTTGCTTCTAAATATGCAGCAATCGCGAAATCTTTCGCAATCTTTGCTTTTCTTTTCGCTTCTCTGTACATTTCGTAATATTTCTCGTTATGTGTTTTTAGTTTGACAACTTCTTCCGATTCTGAAATTGTTTCTAAAGGAATATCCACTTCACAAAATTCCGATTCATCAGTTGTCGCTAAAGTTTCTTGAGGAAGTTCTTCAAGAAGGACTTCTTCTGGTTCTACAGGAGTATTTACTAAAGGTTCTACCTCTTCCACAACTGAGACATCTTCATCTTCAGGAACATCTTCTACTTTAACATTTACAGGTATAATTGGCGGTGGTGTTGAGATAGGTTCGGTCGTCTTTTTCTTAAAAACACAAGTCTCAAATAAGTCTACAGGATTCAGTACCATCATCTGTTTCACCTCAATATCCAATTGGAAACTTCTTGAAGAGCATTTGATTCCTTGAAATTCTAATATAGTAATCACTGGTGTGTTTTCTTGAATACTGCTAGGCAATACGTCTTCCTCTTGTTCATTGTAAATTTTCAATCCACATTTTCCTAAACGAACTGGAATATTTACACGCATTGTGTACAGTTTCCCCGATTTATACAATTTCATAGTTGGACTAAATGAATTCTCAATATCGTGTTTTTCTAAAGTAGACTCAAACCACTTGTCTCGATTTTCATAAATTCGGTCTTGACATATTGTTTCAAATTGGTCAATCCACTCGATAAATGTCTCATCGTCGTGACAAAATATTAAATCACAGTACATACGTTTACCTGCTTTTACAATTCCTGTTTTAATTTTGCATTTTGGTGGCTGTAAATACAATGGTTTTTGTTGTCCATTTGAAAAACATCTAATAAAATGATTTCCACCAGGGACAGGTACAGGAGACACAAACGACAGTTTGTCGAATGGAAAATCTGCATTTGGTTCTTGAATATTGTCCATTTTAGTTTCTAAACACTATAAATATTTATTTTACAATAATGCAACTGTACGAACGAATGCGTTCAAATTCCACGTAACATTTTACACTTACTAGTTAAAGTTAATACGAAAAGTATGTTATGGGAAACCTGTCAAGATTATTTTAGGAGTAAAAATGGTCAAGCAGAAATTAAACAAAATATTTTAGAACCAATTGGCGCAATCCTGTACAATGAAATGTACTTCTATGTATGGTTAATTTGTCTTTATCACGTGTTTTTGATTATCATTGTTGTAGCAAATTTAATACTGTTATTGAGACTTTTACAGTACACATCTACTACATCTTTAATCTATAAAACATAGAAAAAATTGAAGCATATTCAACACCAGAATCTGTACAAATACTACTTGCTTAAGAAGCATATACGATAAAATGAACTCAAACGATCAAACTATGATTCCCACCACCATTGTCACTGACACTCCCACCACCATTGTCACTGACACTCCCACCACCATTGTCACTGACACTCCCTCCACCATTGTCACTGACACTCCCTCCACCATTGTCACTAATATAGAGACACAGACACAAACATCTTCTCGGAAAATATCTAAAAAACATCAAGCTGTTATCGACCTATTTCAACCTGACACAAGTGGATGTTCTCAATGGATTTCTCGCGAAACTATAGATAATGACAAAGAACTACACTTAAGTAATAACGGAGCAGCGAGACACGGAGTCTTCTTTGGAGTTAACTATTATTTATGGGAAAAACAAGGTAAGTCAAAAATAGAGGCGCTTAGAACTATAGGAATAAATCAAAATGTATTATTTGGTCATGCACGTCCTATTCGTGGCGATATAGATAAGCATCATAAGGCAATTGGTTGTGTTGTTTGTGGAAGTCATTCTGATCTAGTTACTGATCATAAGAACGATTTGTACAATGATTTAAGAGTGTTAGATTCGAACACACAAACAGTTGATGATTTCCAATGTCTTTGCAATCATTGTAATTTACAGAAGAGACAAATATCAAAAAAAACAAAAGAGTTAGGCAAGCGGGTCGGTGCCACTACAATCCCTTCACTTGCGATATTTGGAATCGACTTTACACAAGGAGATGAGTTATTTGTAGAGACTGATATCAACGCTATGGTAGGTACATATTGGTACGATCCAGTAGAATTTATGAGACATATCAGATTCCAATTAACCCAACATTAGTAATAGCACACATATACTGTAAAAATAAAAATCAATAAATAGAAAATCTGTACATTTGTATATATTTTTTATTTTTCCAAAATTTCCATCATTTTATTGTAATATTCTGTTGATAATTCACAGCCCTTACATTTACGGTTTGTATTGTTTGCGGCGATTGCAGTGGTTCCACTACCCAGAAAAGTATCTAGTACAGTATCCCCTTCATTTGAATGCTTTTTTATCAGTTCTTCAGTCAACGCCAAACTTTTCTGAGTGGGATGAAATCTATTTTTCCCGCCCTGTAAAGGGAAACTGTACATAGCATTATCATAACTACTATTAAAAGTTGGTTTTCCACCTTTGATTCCAAGTAATGCAATTTCGCGACAGTTTGTCAGGTAATTTACTTTTGAATTAAGTGGTTGAGGATTTGTTTTTATCCATTCAATGAAACGTATTTGTTTGAATTTATACTTTTCCATAAGTTCTTTTAATGGAGTTATTTTCCAGATATCGAAGAATATGATGAATGTGCCTCCTGTACGTAATTTCTTGTAATATTCCGATATAAATTCTTCTAGTACATCCATAGTAAATTGGCTATCCCATTCTCCATAATCAGTCTTTACACAATATTTTTTACCGTATATTGTACCATATTTCATATATTTTTCCTTGTTTTCATCATCAACGATATTATTTTCAGTTTTATATGTGTTCCATTCTTCTTCAGTTTTCACAAATTCAACTTGATTCTTTTCATTTTCTTTTACAGTATTGTAATGAGTGTTCATTCCTGAATCTCTTGAAATGATATAAGGTGGGTCCGTTAATATAAGGTCAATAGACGAGTTTGGTATGGTCTTTAGGTATGATAAGCCATCTGTATTCTGTAAATCCATTGTAGTCATGATTATTATTAATTTATAGTACTGTATTACGTCTATATAATTATTTCAATTTTCTTTGAATTGTAGGATTCCCCAATTGTGTAAGATACTGTACACACGAGTGCACATTTTCTCCTATGGTAGAAAAGTGTTTATAAGGGATATTTTTCTTTTTACAATATTTTCGTACCATAGGTGCAATTGTAGGATAATGACAATGAGACATACGTGGAAATAAATGATGTTCGATTTGATAATTTAAGCCTCCATTAATAAAACATAACCATTCACCACCAACATTTGATGATGTTGTCACCTGTCGTTTTAACACACTAGTAGAATCTGTACTGTAAAAATCACTATGATGTTGTGTACCTTCAAAGCAATGAGACAGTAGAAAGAAAAATGACAAGTAATATCCACCAACTACAAATGTGGGAATAATCTGTACATAATTTATCCACAACTCTTCAGAATTCGATACTAACAAAGGAATTATAATCCATCTACTGAGACAAATGGCGGTTACTGTTCTCTCAAAAGGCATATATTTTTGTACAACAATCGAAGAATAGTTCGTATAATTCCAATTATTGAATAAATTTCTTATAGATGACACACTATATGTGAACCCGAAAAACGCAAACAAGATAAAAACGTAAAACCCTTGAAAATACTGTACAAAATACCACGATTTACTTGGGTTTAGACGAAGTATAGGCGAGACACCTGCAATATCTGGGTCTTTTTGCATGTCATTACAAAAAATATGATGTTGTACGATATGTTGATGCATCCAATCAATTGAACTTCCACCGATCCAATTTTGAGACAAACCAAAAAGGCGATTTATAGAATAATATCGGGAAATCGCTCCGTGATTTGCATCGTGTTGTATATTCAGTCCAATAAGTGCAAATAGCCAACCCAATAAACCTGTATAATACCATTTATAATTTACAGTATAATGAATAAAGAATTCTAGTGAAAATGAGACAAGCAATAGTAGAAATGCCTTTGCATAATACCACGTTGGTGCAAAAGAATTATGTACAGACAGTACTTCAGACACTTCTTTGCATAGTTCTAAATAATCTGTACAAACAAGGTCATCATGCAATGTTTTTTCTCGATATTCGCGTACAGTTAATTTGTATACTTCTTTCAGTCGTTTGTGTGGAAATGCCTTACGATGATATGTCAAAAAGGCATCTGTTGCATCTTTTCCATTGAATAATTCTACAAACAAAGGTCCTCCTGGATGTATACTGGCTAACTCTGTAGTACTGTACAAATATTCATCTACTTGAATTTCATTCATAATACGTGAAAAGATAATTCTTAAATATATATAAGAAAGAGAGACTTTAGAAATAAATATGAATCGTACTACTGCATTCGTTCCTTCAAATCAAAATACCGTAACAACGACACCTACATTCTCTCAAACAGTTGGAAAATGGATAAAGTTTGATAATGAAATCCAAGAATTACAAGAAAAAATAAAAGAGTTACGAGACAAAAAGCAGAGTACAAGTAAAGAAATTATTGAGACACTAAGAGACAAAAATAAAGAACACATTGTTATGGATATACCTAATGGTACATTACGCGTACAGCAAAGAAAAGAGCATTCAGGATTAACATTTCAATATGTAGAAAAATGCTTAGAAACTCTAATACCAGACAAAGAACAAAGAGATTTTGTAATGCAATATTTGAAAGATAATAGAGAAATAAAAATGGTAAGCGAACTAAAGAGACAGGTGAAAAAATAAACTGTACACAAATATATATAGGACATTTGTGTACAGTATTTATATTACAAAATGACATTAGAACCACAATTTACAGAACAAAGTGGAGGTTATCGAATCAAAGATTTTATGACTTCTGATATGAAATCAAATGAAGGTCAAATGACAGGAGGTGCACCATATGAGAAAATGATATCTGATTCTTTGTGCATCCCTTTTGGACTCGTCAATCGATTCAATAATGTAGACGGAACAGAACATTATGGAGAAGTAATAGATTTATTTGAAGAAGGAGTTCCTGACATTTTCGAAGTTCCTGATATCCTTTTCGACCGATTTTTACAAAAGGTTTCCGTAAAAAGAATAAAGCCTTCCAATAGAGGTAGCAAAAAAAGGAAAAATCATTTATTTTCTAACAAGAAAACACAGCGTAAACGAAAATAATATTTAGTTATATTATATATTATGGGAAAAAGAAAAACCTGTAAAAAATTGTGCAAAAAAAGTTACATTAAGGAACATATTCGTCTTTTAAAAGCGAATGACCAAAATATACCTGATAAGAACACTAGAAAACTCATATACAAAGACTGTAAAAAAAGAATGTGTAATCCTGGTTGTAAAAATACTCTTTATAAAAACAAAAATATATCATTTCATCCAGATTATTCATCAGAAGATATACTTCATTTGAAACGTAATGGTGCATTATCTTGGTGTGCACAAAAAAACATCGGAAAAAACCAATTCAACGTTCGTAATATTATTCGAAAATCATCGAAATCTAGTAATAAAAAAGGTGGTACTCGGAAAAAAACACGTAAATAATAATATCTAACAATTCAAAATCATATTGTAAAAATAATTCGAATATATTTACAATATATAATCTTAGATTTACTGTACTTAAATTATTTTTCACTGGTAAATGAATAATGACGGAACAAATATTACTGCTCAAGAACCAAATACTCGTATAAGACGGTGTACTTTATGCAGGCAACCAAATCATAATGTACGCACCTGTCCACAAATTGATGTATTAGACCAAGACCATTTAGATAGGTTTATCCGTTTCCTATTGAATAATGAAATTTTTTCAAAAGAAGAAGCAACGAGATATCGCTTTCAAGACCTGTACAATAGAAGTATTGTAGAATTACGGTGTTTGGCAAAGAAACACAATTTAAGGATCGAAATAATGGACAAACGAGACATTTATAGAGGATTGAAGTCTATTTATATTGAAGCCGCATTAAGAGAAATAGACGTGTTTCTTTTACAAAGAAGTACCAGGTATTACAATGACTTATATCGTACAATATCATTTATTGAAAGGATTATACAACATTCAGATAATACGATAGATTTGAGACAACTGCCTTTTACACGATATATTAATGAAGTGTCCAATATCAGATTCTTTGTAGAAGAAAGAGACTCAACTGAACCGTGGACATCTTATGACTGCCCTATCTGTTTTGAATCTGTCGATACTGTAAATAATAATGTACAGTTCAATTGTGGACATTCCAATTGTTTTGGATGTTTCACGAAATACATTGATACTGTAAAAGAAAAATTATTAAAATTGGATGAACCATATGAACAATGTATTCCAAAATGCCCATTGTGTCGTGCAACTATACATACGTTGTGTGGAGATATTGACACATTACAACAAATCGCTACATAAAAAAAGAGGTGGTATCCTCCCTTTTTATTTACAATATTTACATTATATTTACAGTACAGTAGAGTTATATCTATTCTCTATTTTTTACAAATGGTGAACAAGGATGGCAAATCGAAACGTGTGCATGGATATTTCTACCTGTATATGCACCATTGCACGTAACGCATATGTTCTTGTCTTCGCGCATCACTTTGTCGTGTGTATGAATGTCCTTCATATGATATCTGACATAGTGTTTTTTAGCGTCAATCTTCATTTTGAATACCTCATTACAATCTGGATATTCACAAGCAATAGTTGCTGCTCTGTGATGTCTTTGTATATGCTGTGTCAATCCAGTACTGTGACAGAATGCAGCATCACATTCATTACATTTATGTGTTTTATTGTTTTCTACGTGATTCTTCGAATAGTGCATACTCATAGTAGAACTATTTTTTGCTGTATAGTTACAGTCAGGACACATAAACTTACCTTCCGCATTTCTTTCGTATTTTCTACTTTGATTATTTGTTTTCCTCTTTATTGTAGAATCTACAGTAGTATTTTGTACTTTAAGCAAAGCCATAGCTTCACATAGAAGGTTCAACCCGTAATTTTCTTTGTTGATGATAGTGCACATATTGAAATTGTTATTTGAGTATTATTAGGCCTGATAAGGCTAGTGTGTGAGACAAGGATGATAGAAATGAACTATATCAATTTTTTCCTTTTTTAAGAGAAAAAATTGATTGAAACATTTCCACAGATTCTTGTCTCACATATTCAGAAGTATTACTTCTAGCTCTCAATAAAATCATAACTTTTAAAACACCAACCTCATATCCTTATCTCTTAACACAATGGCATCTACCACTATTACAGTAAACCAAGAATGGAAGAACAGTTTCTTCATTCCTCGTATTGACTTTTCAATTACGAAGGCACAAGTAAAATATTATTTTGAGACAATTGTCTCTGTAGGTACAGTTTCACGGGTAGACTTTGTATCTTTTAACAATGAAAATGGAGTAGGAAGACGCGCATTCGTACACTTTGACGAATATGTAGACGCCGAAATAAAAACAACGATTCAAGCAAGCGGATC